AAGAGAAGAATTAATAACTGACCCCATGGGTCGATGCTGGCCAGATTGGCCTCCAGGAGAATAATATGGTAGATATAGAAAATTTAAAAAAAGCATTAGAACGTAGTATTGTACTTATAGAATTTGAATCGTTAAAAAGCGGTAAAACATACAGTAGAGAGTATACTCTATCTCAAGATTATTTACCATTACCTAACCATATATCACGACAGTCTGGAGATAGATTGATATGTTTTGATATAGATTTTCAGAAATGGGAAGATATACTCCTTACAACTATAAGTAAGTGGACAGTAGTAGATTCTATTCCAAATAACCCCTACGGAGCGGCGCTTTGGACAGACAAGAACATGGATAAAAATTAATGTGTGGATTTGTAATATCTAATAAGAAAGGTATAGTTCGAGAAGCACTATTACGACAGCGACACAGAGGCCCAGACGGGGTTTCTATGTGGTCTGGTGGCGGTATTGAAATGGGGCATGTACTATTAGATATAAATGGTAGTAATACAATTCAACCGTATACTACAAAGAAAGGAAACATTCTAGTATTTAATGGAGAAATGTATAACTGTCCTATAGAGAACGATACAGAGTGGTTAGGAGAAGGCATGGACAGATATGGATTACGCTTTCTAGAATACAATAATTGGCACGGCTCTGTTGCTTACTTTGATAGAAAAAAGAACGAACTACTTGTCACAAGAGACCACTTTGGTGCTAAGCCGTTATTTTATCAAATGTTATCAGCAACAGACTGGATGTTTAGTACAAGTTTAAGAAGCATGGTACATAAGAAAATTGATGAAAAACATAAAAATTCTTTTGTATTTAATCCTATATGGGCAGGTACAGATTGTCCTTATCAAAACACTTGGAAAGTAGCTCCTGGTCAAACCTATAAGTTTGATTTAAATAAACCAGGAGACCGAGTACATAAAAACTTATGGGACTATTGGAGAATACAATCTAGAAGATTCAAGAAAGAACAAGTTAGAGAAAAACTAATAGCAAGTATACAATCTATTGCTAAAAATAATCAGAAAACAGGAATATTTTTAAGTGGAGGATTGGATAGTACATTTGCTCTATCAGTAGCAAAAGATATGGACTTAGATTTAACAGCATATATACTAGCTTATGACGAAAAGAAAGGGGCAGTACAAGACCATGATACTTTTAGAAATGAATCCAAAATGGCAATAAAGACTTGCGAAGAGTGGGGCGTACCTTATAAAGTAGCAACACTATATGAAAAAGATGTGGAGCATTATGGAAAAATGTGGATGAATTATACACACTTTCCATGGACAGATAGACTAAGACAAGCACCTAGATATCTACTAGCAAAAACAGCTTCAGAAGACGGGTGTAAAGTTATACTCACAGGAGACAGTGCGGACGAATTATTTACAGGGTATTATCATCACGAAAAAAGGTGGGAAGAAGGCTATGATGATGAGACTGTAAAAAGAGCAGAAAAGTACAGATGGACTCCCCATAAAATATGGCATGATGAAGACCATTGGAACAATGGCTTATTCTATGATTTATTAGTAACCTCAGAGAATAATATACTAGCAGCTGACCAAACTTGTGGTATGTTTGGTATGGAGTCAAGACCTGTATTTTTACAACAAGATTTTGTAAGATGGATATTTGAACAAGATGGAGCAATTAAGTTTAAAACACACCCAAGCTATCCTAAAGGAACATACAAGTATATTTTAAGAGAACTACTAGGAGATATGCTTCCAGAGCATGTACGAAACAGAAAACAAAAAACAGGATGGTCAAGTCCTTGGAACAACAACGTAGCAGAACTACAAGAAGAATGGAGAGAACAAGATTGGGAAACACTGAAAAGTTATCAATAGGATTTACCTGTGGAGCATTTGATTTACTTCATGCAGGACATATAGTAATGCTCAAAGAAGCAAAGCAAAACTGTGATTATCTAATAGTAGGTTTACAGACAGACCCAAGCATTGATAGGCAAGAAAAGAATATACCTGTTCAATCTGTATTTGAAAGATATGTACAACTACGAGCAGTAAAGTATATAGACGAGATTATTCCATATGACACAGAACAAAGCCTACTAGACTTACTAGAGGCTACAGAAATACATCTTCGATTTGTCGGAGAGGATTATGTCGATAGACATTTTACAGGCAAAGGACTGCATGAGATTTTTTACACAAGTAGACAGCACTCTTTTTCTAGTACGAATTTGAGAAATAAGATACATGAAAGCAGTTCTTAGTAACAGAATATATTTAGAAGTAAATAAAGAAACACACAATTCTATCGAGAAGGAACTTACTTATACAATTCCTGCTCGTATGCCCCAAGACCCTCCTTTAGTATTTAAAACAATTAGATACATAAAAGATGGTTTAATCTCCATACCTATTGGAAGAGTGGATTTGATACCACATGATTACGAAATAATCGATAAGCGTGTTACCTCGCCAATAGAACATGCAGACTTTAAGTTTGATTTACGACCTTCTCAAAAGGCGGTTCATGACGAGATAGATGACAATGCTATAGTAAACGCATGGGTAAGTTGGGGCAAGACATTTACAGGTTTAGCTATCGCAGCGAAGCTTGGTCAGAAAACATTAGTTGTTACCCACACAACTAACTTAAGAAATCAGTGGGAAAAAGAGGTAGAAAAATGCTTTGGAATTAAACCAGGCAGAATAGGTAGTGGAGACTTTAAGACTAATGCTCCTATCGTTATTGGGAATATTCAGAGTTTATACCGAAAAATGACTGACATTAAAAAGATGTTCGGGACAGTTATTTTAGATGAAATGCATCACGTCAGCAGTCCAACTTTTACACGAATTGTAGATGAAATGCCTGCTCGTTATAAAATAGGTCTCACAGGAACACTAGAACGAAAAGATGGACGTCATGTGGTGTTTAGAGATTACTTTGGAAACAATGTATTCAAACCACCTAAAGAAAACTATTTAATACCAAAGATTCATATTGTAAAGTCAGATGTAATATTTCTTGATGGAGCGTATACTCCATGGGCAGAACGTATAAATCATCTAGCGTACAATGAAGAATATGTACATAGCGTAGCTCTGATTGCATCAAAGTATGCAGCACTAGGGCACAAAGTATTAGTAGTATCAGATAGAGTTGCATTTCTAAAAGCCTGTGCAAGATTGTGCGGGGATAGTGCAGTATCAATCACTGGAGATATGGACTTTGAAGAAAGAGAAAATACTATGCAACTAATAAAAGAAGATAAAAATATTTTATTTGGAACACAGTCAATCTTTTCTGAAGGCATATCTTTGAATGACCTGAGTTGCCTAGTACTAGGTACTCCTGTCAATAATGACCCCCTTCTTACACAGTTAATTGGTAGGGTTATAAGAGATAAAGAAGGAAAACAACAACCAGTAGTGGTTGATATACATTTAAAAGGAAAAACAGCAGCTCGACAAGCAAATGCTAGAATGGGCTACTATATAAAACAAGATTACGAGGTAAAAATATTATGAGTGTAGAAGTACAACTTAACTTAGAAAAAATGAGGCAAATGAAGATATTTCTTGCAACTCCAATGTATGGTGGTATGTGCCATGGTATGTACACAAAGTCTTTAATGGACACAACAAATGTAGCAATGCAGTATGGAATACATATTCAGATTTATTATTTGTTTAATGAATCTTTAATTACTAGAGCAAGAAACTATTGTGTAGCAAACTTTTTAAAATCAGATGCTACCCATTTACTTTTTATAGATAGCGATATACATTGGAGCGCAATGGACTTGATGTATATGTTACATATTGTATCAGAAAAACCAGAACTGTATAGAATTATGTGTGCATTATATCCTAAGAAAACTATTGCTTGGGAGAAAGTATTGAAAGCAGCACAATCAGGAGACTATGACGATAAACCATGGGAACTAGAAAAATTAGGAGGGGATATGGTATTTAATCCTTTACCTGATGAGTACCCTGATGGAAGAGCACCTATCAATGAACCAGTAAAAATTAAAGAAGGTGCTACTGGATTTATGTTAATAGAAAGAGGTGTTTTTGAAGAGTATGCAACAGCTCACCCTGAATTACTATATACTCCTGACCATTTAAGAGAAGGAGAGTTTGCTTTAAATGAGAAGATTCATGCTTTCTTTGATTGTATCATAAATGAACAAAACAGGTATCTATCAGAAGACTACATGTTCTCCGAATATTGTAGAAATCTAGGCATGGATATATGGGCATTACCTATGATAGAACTAATGCATTGTGGTAGTTATATATTTCAAGGTAGCATAGCAAGAATGGCGCAAGCTGATGTTCATGCTACAGTTGACGAGGAAACTATAAAAAAGATGCAAAAGGCTAAAGCTGAAAAAGCTCAGAAAAATAGTTCTTGACACGCGCTCAAAAATTTGTTATAATATGTTACTATTTAATTGGAATAAGATAATGAGAGTAAGCAACGGAAATGTTGATGATATGATTCAGATACTTAGAATCATTACTTACAAGATTCAACCAAAAAATTATTACGATAAAACATTTAAGTTTTATAAGCATAAATTCGGAGGCTCTAGCTTCATCCTAAACCCAAAGGATTTGCTAGAACGAGGAAGGGCATTGAGTGATAGAGAGGTTGTGGAGTATGCAGGTGTCGCATCATTCCGCAACTATTACGACTATGTCCGAACAAAAGACACCACACTAGACCTCTTTGACTGTGAAGTTAGTGAGGAAATTATAAATAATAACAGACTGCTTGAAATAAAAGATGGAAGGGTACACTTTTGTTTTGAGGAGACATTAGGAGAATAAAATGGCAATTGGATTCAACCAAACCAAGGGCTCAGCCCAAAAAGAAAAAATCGAAACTTATAACTACGCTGGTAAAGAAGACCACCATGTAAGATTAGTTGGTGACTTACTACCAAGGTACGTTTACTGGATTAAAGGTGAAAACGGAAAAAACATTCCTATGGAGTGTCTATCATTTGATAGAGAGAATGAAACCTTTAACAACAAAGAACATGACCATGTTCGCGACTTTTACCCAGACTTAAAATGTGGATGGTCTTATGCCGTTCAGTGCGTAGACTACGCTGATAAATCTGTAAAAGTTCTTAATCTAAAAAGAAAGTTGTTCGACCAAGTTATAGTAGCTATGGAAGAGTTGGGTGACCCAACAGACCCAGTTACTGGTTATGACATTCATTTCAAAAGAAAGAAAACTGGTCCGCAGGTATTTAATGTTGAGTACCAATTACAAGTTCTAAAGTGTAAACCAAGAGAACTTGAAGATTGGGAAAAAGACTTAGTTGCAAATCTAAAGTCTATGGATGACGTTTTACCAAGACCAACAGCTGACGCTCAACTAGAGCTATTAAGAAGAGTTAATGACCAAGGTGGAGAGACACCTAGCGAAGTATCAGAGGAGTTTGATGTATCATGATGATTGGAGTAGGAGAAAAGTTTCCTGCATTTAAATTGCAGGGTGTCAACAAAGATAACGAGTTTGTAGAAGTTTCAGTTACTGAACACTACGACCCGTTAAAGCACGATTATACAGTAATCTACTTTTATCCGAAAGATTTTACTTTTATCTGTCCTACAGAAATTGCAGGAATGGATGTATTAGTAGATGAGGCAAACGTAATCGGTATTAGTGGTGATAATGAGTTCTGTAAGTTAGCTTGGAAAAAAGATAACGAACTGATTGGAAACATTAACCACTCATTAGCAGCAGACTGTGGTTTAAGACTTGCAGAAGAACTAGGAATAGTTGATGAAGAAGCAGGTGTTTGCTACAGAGCAACCTACATTATTGATAGAAATGATGTAGTACAACATGTAAGTGTTAACGCACTTGACACAGGCAGAAATGCTAACGAAGTTCTTAGAACTTTACAGGGCATCAAAGCTGGTGGATTAACAGGGTGTGAATGGGCACCTGGGGATGACTTTGTAGTATGATTTTATTTACAGCAGATTGGCATATTAAATTAGGACAAAAGAACGTACCAGTAGCGTGGGCTTGCTCTCGTTATCAAATGTTCTTTGAACAAGTGCAGGAAGCTGTAGATAATCATGAAGTTAATCTTCACATCATAGGTGGGGACTTGTTTGACCGAGTCCCTTCTATGGATGAGCTTACTTTGTATTTTGATTTTGTAAAAAGAACAAAAGTAAGAACAATTATCTATGATGGCAACCATGAAGCCACTAGAAAAAATAAAACTTTCTTTGATAATTTAAAGAGAGTAACAAATGAATTAAATCCTTTAGTAGAAGTTATAACAGAAACTTACTATGAGGATGATTGGGCAATATTACCTTATGCAGACTTGCATAAAAAGAAAAGTATAGAAATGATAGATGCAGACTATTTATTTACTCATGTAAGAGGCGAGATACCTCCTCATGTTATGCCCGAAGTAGAACTAGACAGATTTGATAGGTATAAATTGGTTTTTGCAGGAGACTTACATGCTCACGAGAATACTCAACGAAACATTGTATATCCTGGCAGTCCAATGACAACATCATTTCATAGAAATATTGTAAAAACTGGGTACTTAATAATAGATACTAATGCTCATCACTTTGATGAAGATTGGTCTTGGACATGGCATGAATTTGATTTGCCACAACTAATTAGAAAGACTATCGAAGACCCAGCGGATATGGAACAAACTGACTTTCACCATACTATTTATGAAGTCACAGGAGATGTACAAGATTTAGCAAAAGTTAAAAACACAGACCTTCTTGACAAAAAAGTAGTACGTAGAGAAGTTGATGCTAGATTAGATTTGAGCGGAGATTTAACTATGTCAGACGAGCTTATAAAATATTTACAAGAGATATTATCGCTTGATGATGAAAAAGTTAGACAAATTATAGGAGTGTTTAATGATTATTCTTCAGAAGCTGAAGTGGGATAATTGCTTCTCGTACGGAGAAGGTAATGAGTTGGATTTATCAGATGCAACTCTTACACAGTTAGTCGGAACAAACGGCGTGGGTAAATCCTCTATACCCCTTATATTAGAGGAAGTCTTGTTTAACAAAAACAGTAAAAATGTTAAGAAGGCAGATATAGCGAACAGATATGTTAACAAAGGATATGATATTAGTCTTGAGTTTAGTGTCGATGCTGATTTATATAATATTGCTGTCAGTAGGCGTACAAATCTCAAATGCAAATTAACTAAAAATGGAGAGGATATATCTTCTCATACTGCGTCTAATACCTATAAAACACTAGGAGATATTTTAGGTATAGACTTTAAAACATTTAGTCAATTAGTGTATCAGAATACTAATGCATCATTACAATTTTTAACAGCAACAGATACAAACCGTAAAAAGTTCTTAATTGACCTATTGAAACTAGACGATTATGTTTCATACTTTGAAGTTTTTAAAGAAGCTGTACGTAGCGTATCTAGTATGGTAACAACAGAGGAAGCCAAAATTGCAACTATTCAAAAATGGTTGACAGACAATATTCTCGAAGATAGTTCCATACTCGAAAAGAAAATTTTACCAAAAATAAATGAAAAAGACGAGGAATCTTTGCGTTCTTTACAAGTAGAATTTGAAAATATCTCCGAAAAGAACAAACAAATAAATCTAAATGAAAATCTGAAATATCAGTTAAAATCAATAGACTTACACGAAGCTAAAAGATTACTAGCAGAGCACCCAGAACTTATTGATACTTCTACGTATCTTACAGGAATAGGGTCTTGGAAGTCTGAACAGATGCATGAGCAGAAAATGTTAGATAAGTACCAAACCCTAGCGGGTATGGAAAATGCTACCTGTCCTACTTGCGATGGAGAAATTGACCAAAAGTTCGTAAGTAATATGATAGAGGAGCATGAGGAAAGAGTAGAGCAGTGTGCAAAATTTGCAGATAAAGATAGAGAAAGATTGCAAAACATAGAGGAAAGTAATGAGATACATAGGAAAGCAAAAAAAGATGTCGAGACTTGGGAAACTCTCTACAGGGACATTGACAGGGAACTCCCAAATAAAGTCCTCAATGCAGAAAAACTCCAAGAGCAAATTGCGGAACTTCGTAGAAAGATTACCACTGCTAGGGAGACTCTTCAAGAGGTAATAGATGAGAATGAAAAGATTGAAAGACATAACACAAGAATTGGAATTATTCTTGAACAAACGGAACAGTTTGAGAGCGACCTTAGTCACAGCGAGTCTAAACTTAAGAGTTCAGAAACAAAACTGGCGGTACTTGAAACACTTAAAAAAGCGTTCTCAACCAACGGACTATTAGCGTATAAAATAGAAAGTTTAGTAAAAGAGTTAGAAATTCTCACAAACGAATATCTAGCAGAGTTTAGTGATGGTAGATTTGCCATCAATTTTGTAGTGGAGAATGATAAATTAAATGTGGAAGTCTCAGATAATGGCAATATTATTGACATCCTTGCTCTTTCTAGCGGCGAGTTAGCTAGAGTAAATATTGCAACACTAGTATCAATAAGGAAGTTAATGACTTCAATTAGTAGAAGTCAAATTAATGTTCTTTTCCTTGACGAAGTAAACCAAGCGTTAGACGAAGTCGGAAAAGAAAAAGTAGTAGAAGTGTTATTAAAAGAAGAAACTTTAAATACTTACATGGTATCACACGGTTGGACACATCCTCTACTAGAGAAAATAGAAATAACAAAAGAGGATAACATCAGTTATCTTGAATAGCACCACGAAAGTATCTCTTGACAAGAAACTTAAAATGTGGTATAATATATATCTTATGGAGACAATATGAAAAAAGCAATAGTATGGATTGTAGATAGCTGGAGAAATGTTATGGATGTAAGATTTAATCCCTTACGACATATACCAGACCCTAGTCTACAGTTATATTTTACTTTAGTACTTTTTACTATGTGGAGTGTTTACTTTGGCCTTGTAGCAAGTTATTGGTTAGGTTGGGCAAACTATGATATAGTAGCAAGTATTATAATACATTTAGCAGTGCTAATACCTATAGGATTCACTAATGCAGTATTTATAGATGCAGAACGTGATGGAAGCAAATGGTTAAAAGAATGGAGAAACAAATGAAAGTAGAAATTTATAGTATACCTAATTGTACTTACTGTAAAAAAGCTAAGTTCTTGGCTGACCACGTTGACCAAGTAACTGAGGTGCAGTATAAAATGATTGGCAAAGATTTTTCTGCGTCTGATGTTAGAGAACTATTTCCTGGCGCTAGGACATTCCCACAAATACTTGTAGACGATAAGCACATTGGCGGCTACATAGAACTGGAGAAGTTAATTGGTTAATGGTAGGCAGAAAGGTAATAACGCAGAATTAAAAGTAGCAGAAATGTTACACAGATATACAGGAGAAGCTTTTGTACAAACCCCAGGCTCAGGCAGTGGTAAGATAAAAGGCGACTTAATGGTAGCACACAAAGAAAACTTGTTTGCTATAGAAGTAAAGTTCTATAGAGATATGTCTTTTAACCACAAAATGTTTACACAAAAAAGTAATAAATTTGTAAACTGGTGGAGTAAGATAGTGAAACAAGCTGAGCAAATGAAACAAGAACCTATATTGTTCTTCAAAGAAAACCACTCACAATGGTATGTGGCAACGACAAGAAAGCCACTTTACAAAAAACATATGTACTTTAATTGGTTAGGTTGCTATGTAACTTTAGCTGATAAATTTTTAGAAACACAAAACATGGAATTTACAAATGGCGATACAATTTATGAACCATGGAAAGCCGACCCCGAATGGGAACTTATTGATTGTTGATGGACTCAATCTAGCTTTTCGATGGAAACACCAAGGTAATACTGACTTCGAGCATGATTATGTAAGAACTGTTCAGTCTTTGGCAAAGTCCTATAACTGTGGAGAGATAGTCGTTTTAGGCGATGGCGGTAGTAACTATCGTAAAGAAATCTATCCAGAGTATAAAGCAAATCGTAAAGAACGATATGCAGAACAAACAGAAAAAGAAGCAAAAGAATTTGAAATGTTCTTAGCAGAATTTTCAACTACTCTAAGTACGTTAAAGCGTAAGGGATATCTTACGCTTAAATATGCTGGAGTAGAAGCTGATGATATTGCAGCTCTTATTTGTCAAAACAGAGAAGAGTTAGGTCTCGATGAGATTTGGATGATATCTTCAGATAGAGACTGGGATTTACTAGTCGATAGTAACATAAGTAGATTTTCTACAGTTACTAGAAAAGAAACAACACTCCTAAACTGGGACGAGCATTATGACTTTGACCCTGAGTACTTTTTAACATATAAGTGCTTAACTGGAGATAAAGGAGATAACGTTCCTGGTGTTGATGGAATCGGGCCTAAAAGAGCCACACAGATTATACAACAGTATGGAGATATCTTTGATATTATGGCGAGTTTGCCAATGGAAGGAAAGTACAAATTTATTCAGAACTTAAATGAGTTCGGAGAAGAAGGACTAGAGATTGGTATTAAACTCATGGATTTAACTTATGACGTAGACGGTGCTGTCTTAGGTCATGGCAAAGAAATTATAGGATTGGTAGAAGATTATGTCAGTAAAAATTGATTTTAGTAAAGACAAACTTTTAGATGATTTTGCACACGCAACTCTAAAAGATAGATATATGGTAGGTGATGAAACTTCACCACAAGAAGCTTTTGCCCGTGCTGCAATGGCTTTTGCAGATGATGATGAACACGCACAAAGGTTATATGATTATGTAAGTAAACTATGGTTTATGTTTGCTACTCCTGTATTATCAAATGGTGGTACTCGGAGAGGACTGCCTATAAGTTGTTTTTTGAATTATGTAGACGATAGCAGAGAAGGTATTACAGACCATTTTACCGAAAATGCTTTTCTATCATCTTTTGGTGGGGGTATTGGTGGTACTTGGAGTGATGTTCGTTCGTCTGGAACAAAAACATCTAAAGGCTCAGAAAGTACTGGCGTTATTCCTTTTGTAAAAGTTGTAGATGCAGAAATGTTAGCATTTAGCCAGGGCGTGACAAGACGG